CCTACAGATCCTCGTGCAGTGGTAGGATTTGTTAAATATGAGTGTATGATTTCAGTAAATGCTTACCCTCTAGGTGTAGTATCCTCTTGGGTTAACGGCAAGCCTGTACTCTTCCCCGGACAACCCTCAAATGAGGAGAAGATATAATGAGTATATATAAGTCACCACTAGAAGATAATATCTGCCCTAAGTGTGGGAAAAGGGGATGCACTTGTGATCCTGAGACTTGTGATTGTAAACCACAAAAACATAGTAACAAGAAAGAACTAATACAGGACTTTGAGGAATAATATCTAATGCCAAAATTAACTCTTTTAGATATGACGCAGCGTATCCTAAGTTCAATGGATGCTGATTCTGTTAATACTTTTTCAGATACTATTGAGTCTGAACAAGTTGCGTACATAATTCGTGATGCTTATTATGATTTAATTAATGATATTGAAATACCTGAACATAGAAAACTTGTTGCATTAACTGCATTGGGTGATACAGCTAAACCTACAACCATGTTAATTCCAGATGGAATACATAGAATAGAAGAAGTAAGATATAATAAAATTAAATCTGGAGACTCAGATAAAGACTATGAAATTATTCCTTATATGGAACCAAAAGATTTCTTAGCTATGAGTTTATCTCGTAACTCTTCTGACTCTACAATAGTGACAGTTGCTGTAGACAATGGAGAAGTACTAGTTCAAAATGATAAGGCACCAGAACATTATACATCTTTTGATGATGCTTATCTAATCTTTGACTCATACGATAGTACTGTGGACAGCACATTACAAACTAGTAAGTTTCTGGTATGGGCTATTCAAGAACCTACGTTTACTATGTCTGATACCTTTGTACCTGATATAGATGTAAATCTGTTTTCACTATTATTGAATGAAGCAAAGTCAGTGGCACATGTAGAAATAAATCAAAGAGCTAATCCTAAAGCTGAACAAGTGTCATTAAGGCAGAAGATACGTTGGCAATCTGATAGGCACAATGTAGCTTCATCTAGTAGTAACTATTATGGAAGGGCTAATTATGGACGGATATCTCGTAGACGGGCTTGAGTGGCAGACACAGAATAAAACACTACAAGTTATAAGTAAGAACCCGTATGGATTCATGCATTTTCAATTTAAAGAGGGTGGAGTTTTACCTGAAGTATTAAACGGAGCTTATACTAATGTATCTGATGTAGAAGCTGCTGGTAATAAATACATTAGTTCTATATTCATCAGCAGTAATGCACATAAAGAGCGTCCTGTACTAAAAACTAAAAAGGTTTCTAATAAAACTAAAAAAGAGGAATAGATGCCTAAGAAAGATGCACTAAAAGTCTATAATACTTTTGTAGCTGGTTTAGTTACTGAGTCTACTCCCTTGACTTTTCCTGAGAATGCAGTTAAGGATGCTATTAACTGTATCTTCGATAAGAAAGGGGATATACGTAGGCGATTAGGCATCAACTATGAGAGTAGTTCCTCTTTAACTAATAAGAATGTTACAGAAAGTGAATGGCAAACTAAAGCTGTAGGCTGTTTTGAATGGAGTGAAGTAGCTGGTGATGGTAATAAGCATTTCTTAGTTGTTCAAGCTAACGCAACTTTATATTATTTTGATATAGGTAGTCAACCAGTATCGGGTAATATTAAATCATTTACAACTAACTTAGCTTCCTTTGCAGCCCCCGGAGCTACTGATGTAGGTTCAGAACAAGTCTCAGTATCTAGTGGTAAAGGTTTCCTATTTGTAGCTTCCAAGAAACTTAAACCATTTTATGTTACATATACTGCAGCTAGTGATTCTATAACTAACACTGAGATTGGAATACAAATTAGAGATTTTGATGGTGTAGATGACTCTTTAAGTATTGATGAAGAACCCTCTTCCCTCTCTACCACACATAATTATAACTTAAATAATCAGGGTTGGGTCAGTCCGGGTGGTTCAGTAGCTAACCCAATCACTACCTACTATAGTAGCCAATCAAAATATCCCGGTAATAATAAACAATGGTGGGTAGCTAAGGATAGTAGTGATGACTTTGATCCTTCTGAACTAACTAAAATATTCTTTGGTAATACTCGTGCACCTCGTGGTCACTATCTCCTTGATCCATTCAATAAAGATAGGGATACTGCATCAGGACTATCAGGTATTGCTACAGAAACTACATCTACTCGTCCTCAAGCTACTGTATTCTATGCTGGACGTGCATGGTTTGGTGGTCCTCCAGAAGCAACTATTAGTGGTCACCTTTACTTTAGTCAGATTATTGAAGATGAAGCTAATATTTCTAGATGTTACCAAGAAGCTGATCCTACTTCTGAGGAAATTAGTGATCTTGTTGATACTGATGGCGGTGTAATTGTTATTCCTGAAGCTGGAAATATAGTAAGTTTAAGAGTAACTGGAGAATCTCTATTAGTCTTCGCAGATAATGGTTTATGGGAGGTTAGTGGAAGTGCTGGAACTGGGTTTACACCTACAGATTATAGTGTATCTAAGGTAAGCTCTGTTGGTATTAGTGGCAAACGGACTATTGTTGATGTTGAAGGTACTCCTATCTGGTGGAGTGATAGAGGTATTTATAGCATCGGACGTAATCAAGTAACTGATCGTATCGAAGCTCAATCACTAACTAAACAAACTGTTCAAACATACTATGATAATGATATTCCTGCTGCTTCTAAAACGTATGCACAAGGTTCATACGATTCTGTTACTGGTAGAGTTACTTGGGGATGGAACTCAGATGGTAATGATACCAACTACAGATTCAAGTTTGATAGAGCTTTAATCTTTGATACTAACATAGGTGGATTTTATCCTTGGTCATTTGGAGAACTTGCTAGTAACTCCCCTTATGTCTTTGGTATCTTTACTCTACCCACTATTAGTAGAGTTAGTATAACTGATACTGTTATACAAGCATCATCTGGAACTACAGTTATCCAACAGTCTTCAGGTAATACCGTCATTGCAGATGTAGACGTTATACGAGGTGGACAAACAACTACCGTATTTATCACAGCAGTTCCCGGTACTGGTGAAAGTGAAATGACTTTCTCCTTATTAAATGATAGTACCTTTGTAGATTGGAAAGGCAAGGATGGAACAGGAGTTGACTTTAGTAGTTACTTCGAAACTGGGTACCTTCTAGAAGGCAATATAACGATGCGTAGACAGACGCCTCATATCTTTGTATACTCTAAACGTACAGAAACGGGATACGTACTCAGCGGGGCAGATCACGTACTACAGAACCCTTCTAGTTGCTACATGCAAGCACGATGGGACTTCGCTGATCATAGTAATTCCTCAAAGTGGGGTAGACGTAAACAAATCTATCGTATCTTAAAAGATTATGATAAGACTCCAACATCTCTAGACTTTGATAGTGGCTTTCCCGTTACAATGACACGTAATAAAGTACGAGGAAGTGGCAAAGCTTTACATTTGTACTTTGATAGTGAAGCAGGAAAAGACTTTGATGTTTATGGATGGGCCGTCCACTTCTCAGATAATGCGGGACTATAAGTATAATGTGGGGTAGCATCTTAGGAGTAATTGGTTTAGGTCTTGCAATTGGCGGGACAATATTTAATTTAGTAAAACAGAATAAAGCTGCTGATTTACAAGAAGAAGCTGCTAATGCACAACGTAGAGCGCTTGAACTCCAACAAAAGAAAAATAAGATAGAAGTACGAAGACAGAAGATGCAGTTAATTAGAGAGACTCGCATAAAACGTGCAGCTGCTGTAGCAAGGGCTGAAGCTCAAACTGGTGGTTTCGGTGGCTCTCTCCAAGGAGGTGTTGGAAGTATTATCTCTCAAGGAAGTTCTGGTCTAGGTTTCTTACATCAAGCTAGCAGTTTTACTCTAGCAGCTAGACAAGAATTTGCACAATCTACTATCTTTAATAATCAAGCAGTCCAACTACGTAATCAAGGAGCAATTGGTCAAGGTATCGCTTCAATTGGTGGGACTATTTTTGATAAACGTACCAGTATTGTTAAAATTGGAACTCAATTAGGACTCATTTAGATGGGATTAACTCCAGTTACTGATAGCTTATCTATTACTCCTGTAGAACAGGTACCTGAAGTGCCTGATGAACGGTCTATGCGTTTAGCTACTCTGGCAACTATAGCTGATGAGCGTATTAATACATCAGAAGCTCGTAGTTTTGTAGATTGGCTTAGAATTACCCATCGCCCGGGAGGTGAAGCAGAAGCTCGTCAAATATTAGCTATTGATAAAGCAGATAAAGAGACTGATTCTCTAATTCTTAGTGAAACTGAAGATCCTATGGTAACACCTACTGAGTTTTTAGAGATTCTCCATTCACAGGAAGAAGAAGATTATAATAAAAAATACCAAAATATACTAGAGACTGAGACAGCAGCTTCTTTAAATGAAGGAGCGTTGATGGACCCTGTTCGTAGTGTAGTTATGGATAGGGAAGAACTTAGTTTAACTGATGAAGAGTTTGAAAAGCTTACTAGTCTGGATCGTAGAGAGAACTTAACTGCTGCTTTAATTAAGATGGACTCTTTACGTATGAAGTATGCTAAAGAGTTACAAAATGCAGGAATCCCAGAGACTCTTGGAGGTCTTATATCTATCTTCATGCCATTTGTAGATACATTTACTCAGTGGGTTAATGGAGAACGTAGAGTTGAGACTCTAGGTGATGCTCTTAGACGTGAAGCTACTGAACTCTTTAATAGTCCTGACCCTGTTAATGCTATTTCTAAATTTGAAAAGAAGTTAGAGGAAGGTAACCTCCCAACTTTACTCAAACTAGATAGTCTTATGACTAAATCTATCACAGAAGAAGAAGCAACTTTACGTACTGTCTTTGAAATTGTAGATTTAACTGGTTTGTTGGGTACTACAGTACGTACAGCTAAAGCTTTTTCTCAAATGGGTAGATTATCTCGACTTGCTAAGGTAGCACAGAACCCCCAAGCTACTATAGATACTACACAAGACTTAGGACGCCGTTCAAACGATGGTCCTTTAAGTATTGATGAGCAGGAAGAGTTGATTGAGAATGTTACTCCATCAAATGGTGTAGATTTTATTAATAATACATCAGGACGTGCTGCTCGTACCTTAGAAGAACAAAGCGCAGAACTTGAAGCGATTCGTATGACTCGTGGACAAGACTTCTTAAGTGAAGCTGAGCAGAATGAAGCTATTAACTTGATTAAGAATGATATCATGCAACAACATCCTCGGATAACTGCTGTAGATGTACAAGACGCTGATGATCTTAATCGTGTATCCTTTAGAATTGGTACTGGACGAGATGGCACCTCTTCATATACTAGTGAAGAAGCTGCTAGAGCTAGTGCATCTCGTTTAGGACTACAGCACGGATTCTACAAAGTTGTTAAAGAAGATGGTGTGTACCATCTTGATGTACAGAGAGATTTAGTAGATGTTGATGGTAGTGGAGCCTCCCTTCTTGTTGGATTTGATGTTCCTGATAATTTAACTACTCCTCTATTCCTTTCTAAATATCTTACAGGTAACAAAGTCAACCTCAACTTTGCTGATCGCTTAGCTGAAGGTGGAATTACTGGTGTTAATGCTGCTGCTAGACTTAATGAGATTTTTAAGAGTAGTACAAAGCTTATTACTAGACTTAACAAACGTGAACGTACTTCTTTTGATGCCGTTATGTTGTATACTCAAAGGAATAACAATGGACGTTGGTTAAAATCACAAGACTTTGAAGACTTCTATCTTGAAAAACTGCATAGGCGTCCTACACAGAATGAAAGGATAGCGTATGGAGCAGCTATTCAAGTCCATAAAGCTGATGAGTACATTCTCAATCAAGCTGTACGCCAAGACTTTATTCAAAAAAGGTTTCAAGAGATTGGTGTAACTGGTGCAAGAGAGTCTAAGACAATTGGTAAAATTATTCCTGAGTTTGATAGGAAGAACTTAAAAAATGTTAGTATCTATGATGCTACTAATGGAGATTACTTTCCTAAAGGTACGTCACCTTTACGTATTAGAGAAAAGTTAGCTGGTGATGATACACTAGTCTTAGTTAAATATCTTGATGATGTTCCTATTGAAGCTGCGACACGTAAAGTAGATGACTTTGGTAGTCTTGGGTCTGAAGGAGTTAAAGCTCAGTATATCTTAACTCGTAAAAATAATGTAAACCAAACTGCTATTCGTGCTAGAGTTCTGAATCATTTTGATGGACCTCACCGTGAATATAAAACTCCTATCTTTGTTAAACAGTCTTTGGTTAGCGACGGTACCTTTACTGGACTACGTACTCACTTCAATGTAGGTTCTGAACAGCAAGCTATTAAAGTTGCTACTCAATACAACCAAGCTCTTATAGCTTTTCTAAGAGCAGAGAAAGCTGTTAATGAGAACTTAGCAGAAGCTGCTACAAGTGTTACTGAAGCGTCTAACATAATACAAACAAATACACGTTACAGTAGCTACGACGAATTTAAACAAGCTATTGATAATAAGGAAATTGAACGTACATTCTTTGAAGCTTGGATTGACCAAGGAACTAAACCACTAAATAAGATTGAAGGTGGCCGTCATTCTCATGAGTACGCTGAAGATGCTATGGACATAGATGCAGACTACATGAATTTATCTGAGACTTCACGAAAGTATATCGACCAAGGTAGATTGTATTTCTCATCAAGAGGGCATCATCTACCTACTCCTGATGGTGACCTTGCTCCTGTGCTGGATGCTACAGAAATTATGGAAAACTCTATCAAGCACATTATTAATACTAGAGCCTTTGGAGAGTATAAGTCAAGACATATTAAAGAGTGGGTGCAAACTTTTAAAGATCATCTTGATAGTGGAGGAGTTATCCGTCCTGATTGGTACCATTTTACTCATGGTAAATTTAACCCTGATACTCCTACTGAGATACACAAAGCAGGAGAGAGAATACGTACCGGTTTAAACCGTATTGTTCATGCTAAATCAGAAACTGTACGTAGACGAGAACGTTTAATGCATGATATGCTTCAGTACACTTTACGTGAAGATGCAAAAACAATGCGTAAACTTGCTTACAAGGGTATCCTTAAAATTTCTGATAAAGATTATATCTCAGGGATACGTGCACTTACATTTAAAGCCTTTTTAGGTATGCTGGATGCTTCTCAAGTAATTGTACAAACATCATTGACACCAGCTATCTTAACTGCGTTCCCACGTTTAGGTACGCAAGCATTGTCTATGATGATTCCCCTACGTATGTCTACAATGTTTGGTAACCCTAAAGCATTAGACCATTTAGCCTCTATCATGTCTACTATAGGGTTAGTTGTAGGTAAGAAGCCTATGAAAGCTCGTGAGATTCGTTGGATGATTGACGATATGCGTGATAGTGGTGTTGATATTGTTGGTGGTTCACAAGCACAGCTTGATAATCCTTTTGATGGTAACATAATTTATAATAATAGGCTTCTTGAGTATGGTAACAAAGCTTTAGATATTGGTCTTATTCCATTTAAAGAAGGTGAGCGTCTAAATCAGATGCTTGGCTTTGAGATTGCTTGGCTTGAACATTTCTCTAAGGCACGTCGAAGACCTACTAGAGATGAACTAGGTAAGATTCTTAATAGGGCTGAGACAATAGCCGGTAACATGAAGAGTTCCTCTCGTGCTGCTTACCAAAATGGAATAGCTAGTATTCCTACTCAGTTTGCTGCTCATCCTGTCCGAGTATTTGAACAAATACTTAAGCAAAGTGGTGGTCTTAGTAAGACTGAACGAGCTTCTTTCTTCACAGGTATCGTATTAGCATATGGATTAGGTGGCCTTGGCCTTGATAATATTGCAGATAAAACTGCTGAACTATACTCTGGCGCTACAGGAGAGCCTATGACACCTGAGTTAGTTAATAATCTTAAGAATGGATACGTTAGTAAATTGTTCGAAGGACATGATATCTCTCGTGTCCAGCCATTAAAGAATACTATTATCCACAAAATACTTAGTGATGAAGATTTACCTAAGTCTGAGTTCTTTGGTCCAGCTGGTGGATTAGTTGGAGATACTTGGCAATCTTTTGGTGGTAGCATTCTTATCAGAGGGTTAATTGAAGGAACATTAGAACTTGAGGAAGTACCTGAAACCTCCTTAAATATGGTTAAGGAGATGCTTACTAATCTTCCTAATCCTTCACGTTTAACTAAAGCATGGAGTATGCACCTATCTAGCGTAGAGTACAGTAAGTCTGGTAGACTACTAGATAGTAAAGAATACTCAAACTTTAACATAGCTATGACTGCATTAGGCTTTCCTCCCAAGGGTAGTAAAGACGCATACGATATTGTACTAGACATTCAAGATATCAAAAGTGCTATGAAACCTCATGTACAGCGAGTCCTTAAAGCTGCATCAAATATGGCCTTATCTGAAGACAAAGAAACTATTGCAGCAAACGGTAGAGAGATAGCACGTTGGGTCAAACTATATGAAGCTCAAGAACCACACATTGAACGTGCCTTTAAAGATGCTGTTGTCAATGGACTAGGAAAAATGAGTACACCACAAACCCCATTAAACTTCCAAAAGGCTTATAAGTTCTTTGGTAGTGACTATGTGAATAAACGAGTGAGGATAGACTAATGGCTTATAGAACTGGTACAGGCTTTGTCGATGTTGTATCTAGTGTACAAGATAGGTCTAAAGTATTAGCGACAGGAGAAGCTACAAAGGCTGATAGAAGGTTTCAAGGTCAAAGTATATCCCAACTAGCTAAGTTGGCGGGAGGTAGTGTTGATCTAGCAACGGACTTATATGGCCAAGAGATCGTAACAGACTTACAAACAGCAAGGTCAGAAGCTTTTAAAGAGTTTCAACGATTTACCAAACAAGGTACTGCTGCGGTACGCCAAGGTAAAACTCCTAAAGCTCTGTACAATACTATGTTAGTCAAGAAGGTACAAGAGATTGAAAAACGTTACCCCGGCTTTGCTGAAGAAGTAGAAGATGCTAAAAAAGCTATGGGTATTAAACCTCGTGATGCTATTATAGCTGAAGAACAGCGTATGCGAGTGCTAGAAGATCAAGCTCTTCTGGATGAGGCAAGAACTTTAAAAACTCTTAGATTCAATTCTGATAGGAGTATTGATTGGGACGAAACCTTTAATGATACTTCAGAACTTAAAGCTAGTAATGCTGCACGAGCAACATTAGAGACGAGGGCTAGGGCTCGTGGTGAAACTGATGTTACCGAACATGGTCCGGCTTACTTATCAGGATCAGACACGATCTATAAAAACCTTGCTATTAAATTTAACAATGAAACCAGATCATTTATTACTGAAATTGATAAGATAGTTACACAAGGAGGAAATCCAAAAGAACTTATAACTCAAGGTTTGACAAAATTAACTAGATGGGAACAAGTACAACTTAATCAGATTAGAGATAAATGGTACGGTAAAGACAGAGAAAAATTTACAAAGTTTATTACAGATAAAGTAGCTGGTATACGACAGATAATTACTGGTAAGAAAGAACCTCAAGGTATGGCTGCTTCTCTTGAGATGTATACTAAAATGGTCAAGAATATGGATCTAGCTTCTCTACGAGAGTCACTTCCTGCTCTTTCAAGATTGATAAACATTGGAGGAGAGGCAGCACAAAAAGCTATATTATCTGATGGACTATTAAAACTTCTTTCTTCTGGTAAAATAAAAGATATGTCTACCGGACTTAATGCGTGGCTACTTGCAAAGGATGCAACCTCTTTGGTTTCTACTCCTTCATTTAAGGGTGACCCTAAAGAAATAGCTGAGGTAGGATTAAATAGTTTACATTCTATCTTAAAAAATGGTCCGTTTACCGAAGAGAATGCCCAAATAGTTTTTGGTGCTAATTCAATGATAGCTAGGGCACACAACAATGGGCATCTTGAAGCTGAAGATTACGAAGCTATTCGTAAGACCTTTGATAACCCTGTCTTCAAAGGATTTTTAGAGAAACAACCTAAACGTAAGCAACAAGAACTAGGTAGTCTTGCTTTTGATGTGTTCAATTCAGCTTCTGAAAAACATTTAGCTCAGATAACTAGTAGAGGTTTCTTCAGAGGTATTGAATATACCGGTGATAAACTAAAAATCATCGCAGATGATGCAGCGATTTCCGTAGCTGAACAACGAGGAGCTATGGGTATACGTTCGCAGATTGAACAAGATGAAAAAGTTTTAAATAAACTCTTCGATGATATGAACTTTTATCTAAAATTTAAGAAGGCCTATGCAGAATCACCTATGAATAAAGGAGATATAGAAAGACACATTAGATCCCTTAATGGTGAAGCTATCGCTTTAAGATTCTCACTCCCAGATATAACAGAGTTACCAGTAAGTATTGGTGAGTCACCTACGGTGGTGAGAACTGGCCCTATATTTCCTGCAAACTTTAGCTTCAGAGATGTTTTCTTAAAAGCTATGGAGTTGTTAGATAGGTGGGATGACAAAGGTAAAACTAGTATTAATCTTATGGGACCAGAAGGAGCAGTATATAAACAAATACTTAGTGGAGCTTTATCTTCAAATTTAAAACACTTTAGAGCTAGGGAGTGGACTGCAGAAGGTGAGAAAATCAGAGAAAATCTGAATCTAACTGAGCATATCCCCGGTGGCCCGTCTAAAACTGTACCACTTGATGCAGCTTTTGAGAAGCCCCTTCCTAGAATAGCTTATGCACCACCTGTATCAAATGTTAGCAGTAGTAAGGCTGTAACATCACCAATCAACCCAACCTTTTTGGCAAGAAGTCTAAAGAGGGCAACTAAGGATGAACTAACCAAGCTGGCAAATGAAAGTCAAAATCCTGAAATCTTACAATTAGTTGAAGCTGAACGTAAACGTAGGGGATCATAATGGCTCCTCGTGGTATTAGAAATAATAATCCGGGCAATATCGAGCATGGTATTGATTGGAATGGTATGGCTGAAGAGCAGCCTGATGAGCGCTTCATTAAGTTCAAAGATCCTGAACATGGTATAAGGGCTATGGCACGTATCTTAATGACATATACTAATAAGTATGGTATCTCCTCAGTTTATGATGCAGTATGCCGATGGGCGCCACCACATGAGAATGACTCTGATGCCTATGCTGCCTTTGTAGCTGATTGTATGGATGTTGACCCACATGAATGTATTGACCTTACTAACCGTAGCATTCTTGCTAAGATGATACCAGCTATGATTAAGATGGAGAACGGTGAGCAACCCTATCCATTAGAACAGATTAAAGAAGGGATTAGTCTTGTCTGAAGATAGTAAGAATAAAGATGTAATTCTAGAACATCCTAATCATGGGGATATTATTCTAGAAGTACCAGAGGCATATACTTCTGATCAAATACAGGAGTATGCTCAAGGTATTGACTTTGATACTATGTTGAACTCTCCTCAAGAACCTATTGAGACTGAAGATACCTCTGCACAAGGAGTTTATGCAGACATTGGTGTTGACAACAGTAATCTTGGAGCAGTTAACCCTGAAGAAGACCAACAATTCTTAAGCAATATGGCTACTGAGTTGGCGAATTTTATAGGCCCCGGTGCTGATATCAAAGATGCTGTAGCTGCTAGTGGTAAGACAATGCAAGCTCTAAAGAGTGGTAATCCGGGGGAGGCCACTTTAGGTATAGCTCAAATGTTTGCTGGAATAATTGGTGCACTAGTCCCGGGATCACAGAAGATCAAGTCAGCTGGTAAAGCTGTGGGTAAGCAGCTTGATGAGGCTCTCCAACCTAACATGCCCACTAAAGGATACCATGGGACAGTAGGTAAAGAGATGTCTGTTACTAGGTACGATAAAGAACTTTCTAACCCTAAAGATATGTTCCTAGGTCCGGGGTTTTATGTCACCATTGAGCCTAAGATAGCTGGTGAGTACGCTAACTTTCGGGCTATCAAAGGTAAGATTGTACCAAGCACTAAAGATCAAAAGAAGAGACTGCTTGAAACTAAAGAAGGACAAGTCTTTAAGGAAGATAGTCAAGAGATTGCCAAAGGTTTAGACATCGAGGGTAAACCTATCAATGCTGGACAGAATGTATTACCTTTAGATATCAGTAAGCTTGAGAAGACATACATGGTCAAGGATAATAAGGATAGATTGTGGGCTATCAAGAATAGAGATAAACTTATTGAACAAGGGTACGATTCAATTGCTTTTGAAAACTTTGCAGATAGGTCTAAACAGATTGTTATCTTCCCTAAAGCTGTACATAAAGTAAAAGGATTAGCTCGTGGTAAAACTAAAGGTAAAACTAGAGAAGAAGTAGAGGTACAAGGTGGCCCCCTGTCTCGTAAGTTTGAAGAGACACAGATAGGTCGTATCCTTGATGAGCATGGTGTCGAATGGGAGTACCATGAGAATGGGGGTGTTACAGCTATAGAAGAGTTCTCTAAAGGGCCATCAAAGAAGAAATACTTTGGACCTAACACAACGTTAAAGACACTACGTAACTGGTTAGGTTATTAAAAATTAGTAGGAGATTAACATGCTTCCAATATTAGGACCAGTGATCTCAGGCCTCTTTGACATTGGTAAACAGTACCTAGGTAATAAGGCTGAGAAGGCTCAAGCTAAGCACGAACAAGAAGTAGCTGTCATTAAAGGTGATCAGCAATGGGACCAAATACAGGCTCAGAATAGTGGTGATAGTTGGAAAGATGAATTCTTAACTGTGGTTATCACCAGCCCCTTTGTTGCTATGTTTATTGCATCTGTCTTTGGTGACATGGATATGGTCGAGCGCCTTTCGGATGCCTTTATTATCTTACAAACAAATGTACCAGAGCAGTATTGGACACTTCTTTACGTTGCCTTTGCTGCTTCCTTTGGAATTAAAGGTGTACTTAAAGGTGTCAAAACCTACAAAGATGGTAAAAAATAAATAGATTACTTTTCTTTTGTAGACTGTGGTACTAGTACATCTTGTTTAAGTCTCTCAAGATACATGGCTGCATCTAATAACTCTTCAATAGTATGGTCTATCCATTGAGAAGTTGTTATATCTGTCCTTTCCATTGTACAACCGTACTTCTTTATTCCTTCTCTTGAGCGTTCAGTCATCCTTTTTACAACCGTGGCAACAATAGGATCTGGATCTATTTTCCATCTCTCCCTCTGCCACTCAAGAGTTCTGGCATCTAACCCCTCATCTATAGTGTACTCCATATCAATCGGAAGCGTATGTTTTGAGGGTGTGTAGCCTACGGTACGATAGCCTTTAAACCATCTCTGTAAATAAGTAAACATATTCTCTCTTTCTATAAAATTTTAATAGTATGGATAACAAGTGTAGCTATACTAATAGCTGTCCACGTTAGTAAGAATGTTGTCAACATTACCCGCACTCCTTTTGTCCTGTATCAGGGTCAATAAAACAAGCGGCTCCTTCCTCTTCTGGCTCAATTTTATTTAGTATACCGTACCTCTTACCATCTAACCTAAAGGTAGTTACTCCTTTAAGTTTACCTTTCCATGCCTTCGTATAGATTTCCTTGAACTCTTCAAAAGAAACTTGACTACCGACATTAATGGTCTTTGATACAGCCGAATCAATAAAAGGTTGAACAGCAATTTGCATATTAAGGTGATCGTCAACGGTGAGGTCATCAGTAGTTTCACCTTTGAGTCCAAACCTATCGTAAACGAAATCCCGTAGGCGAACAATCTGTGGCCCATTCTCTGTCTGTACTGTACGATCAAGCTCATATTGAAATACCGGTTCTATACCACTGGATATGTTATCTGCTGTAAAGGATATGGTACCAGTAGGAGCGATACTTGTCAAGTGAGAATTACGAATACCTTGCTGTTTAATCTTATCCTTTAAATCATTAGGCAATCGTGAAATGTATCCACTACTCAAGTATTCCTCAGAACTATAAGCAGGGAAAGATCCTTTCTCTACTGCTAAGTCTGCACTAGATGAGTAAGCTTCACACATAAGTGTCTTAAGAATTTTACGAGTAAGCCTTAATGACTCCGAACTCCCATAAGGGTAGCCACATAAAGTAAGACAGTTAGCAAGACCGGTGACACCAAGCCCCATTCTACGTTTAGATTTTGCTTCAACCTCCTGTTCTCCCAAAGGGTAACTAGTACGATCAATAACATTATCCATAGCGCGAACAACATGGGGGATGTCCTCCTTGAATTGACTAAAGTTAAATCGTGTATTACTTATGTACTTCACTAGGTTAAAAGAACCAAGGAGACAGGCCCCATAAGAAGGGAGTGGCTGTTCACCACATGGATTAGTTGCTTCTATTGGCTCACAGTATTGCAAGTTATTCTCATTGTTAATACGATCTAAGAAAAGTACCCCCGGTTCAGCCCAATCCCAATTGTTTCTCATGATCTCATCCCACAATGCATTAGCATTTACTGTGCGGTAAGGCTGGCCATCAAAGGTTAAAGTAAATACCTTCTCGTCCCTCACACATTCCATGAATTCATCTGTGATACCCACTGAAATATTAAAGTTAGTAAGGGAGTTATCATTACGTTTGGATCTTATGAACTCTTCGATATCGGGATGGTCTACGCGCAGAACCGCCATCATTGCTCCTCGTCTATGCCCCGCTGACATAATCGTTTGACATACTGCGTCATAGATACCCATGAAAGAGACAGGACCACTAGAAGCAGAGTCAAGGGATACAATACGATCACCGCTAGGCCTGATCCTACTAAAGTCAAAACCAATTCCACCACCTCTACGCATAGTCTCAGCGGCTTCAGTAGCCCTTGCCATGATGCTCTGCATTGAGTCTTCAATCGTACCAGACACAAAACAATTGTATGCTGTAACATCTCTTGGACTCCCCATTGCTGCTTGTACTCTACCCGCTGGCATGAATCTTTGGTTGAGTAAGATGTCTTTGTAAGCAAGTCTATGTTCTTCGGTATCGGCCATTGCGCCCGTTTGTCTCGCGCAAGCTTCACTGAACGCTTCATTAGCTAACCTATATTTCTGTGCATGTAATGCATCACATGCTGGGTTCTGTGGTCCATATGTATCAAACATAAATTAAGTCTCCAAGAGTAGGTGCTTTGTAATTTGGCCCCTTAGTAACTTTACCATCTTTACGGTGTATCGGGCTACCATTAGAGCCAAGCTTCGACATATTAGAAAAGTGTACCCGATTGAAAGCGGCATCAAAATCACCAGAAAGGGGATAAAGACTAACGAGAGTACCTGATAAAACATATTGCAAATCAGCGAGTTCCTTTAACAAGTCTGCCCACTGCTCCTTTGTTCCTTTCTTACCACGTTCGAGTTCCATCTCTAAAGTTTCCATAGCCTTTACTGTTTCCTGTGCCTCCTCTAGTATTAACCTCGCTCTTAATTGTAAGAGGGAAACACGAGGTTGACTACCAATATCTAATGACATTGCCTCATGAAACTCACTAACTTTCTGTTCTCTAGTGCAGGATTTCATCTGTATGATCTACCTCTATGCCTTGGCGAATTGCTTCTATCGTTAGTGCTGATGCAGTAACTAGAAAATTACGTAGCTCATCACGTTCAGTCTTATCTGCTTCACGTATTAAACGTATGAGTAAATCAAGTCTATTGACTAGTATATCTGGATTAAAAAATACTAAGTCTTTATCGTTGCTCTTGTTGTACATGTCTAATATATTGCTTCTCCTTGGCTCTATTGTATACGTTCTTCTTATCTCCTACAATACGCTTAGCGTACTTAGGAGTATGGAGATCATGAGCGATAACACTACGTGTATTCCTTTTCCGTTGCTGTTTGGGTGTAGACATTATCATAGTCCTCTTGAGTTAACTCTAAGTCATTAACAATTTCATCAAATCTGTATACATTATTATACACCTCTTCGAAAAAATTGTCAAGTACCTCTTCAGCTGTAATTTCTAAACGTTCAATAATCTCTGCTCCAGTATACCTATCAGCGATGAGCAACTTTAGCTCGTTTGGTTCTAGACCTAGCATTAGCTTTACCTCTCTTCTTTGTGCTATACTCCTTTCGTAAAGCATTGATGGATACAAATTGTGGATCGTAACTCCCACCTTCTACATTACGTTTGATGATCACTCCTGACCACCATAACGCCTCACTTTGAGGGTTATTCCATCCACTCTCATGATCAATGTAACACCCACCAACTAACCCCATGATACGTTTACTAGCTGCTGTTGTAGTACTAGCAAAGTCTAAGGTGTGAGTATGACCAGCGGTAGTGGACATATGCTGCTTATTTAACAGAGACTTAGCTGGGTTATCACCACCAATAGGTCGGCCCATTACACCACTAGTGAAGAAGTGACTATAAGCTATGTCATTAATAACTATAGGTTTAAGAAAGTCTACAACTTCCCACCCATACTGTGGAAGTGAGAGGTCAGTGATACCAATAGTCCCATCTAACACAGCATCAGAACTAATAGCTCTGAGTATTCGTTCTTCATGGTTACCAATGGTAAATATATACCTTGCCCTTTTCTTCTTAGCCTTTTTGATTGGTGTAAACATACGCTCTTGTGCATCAAGAACAGATTCAATGTCACTCTTGTAGCGTCTACCTTCGAAGCCCTTAGTTCCTTTATCATAACTGCATAGGCTAGGCATGTCTGCCATATCCCCTAAGTTAATGACAACATCAGGACGTAGGTCTACGATCAACTTACCTAACCACTCAAACCTTTCATTACCATGATCAGGATGAGCGTGTTGATCTGGTATAACTAGATGAGTTGTCATTAGCGATAGCTCCTTCTTTTAGCCCTTGTCATAGATCCATCTAACACAGCCTCTTCTTCATACAGATTATTCTCAACCTCTGAGTTACAATTAGAACAAATTACATGTGTCCAATCTAAATGATACACAATAGTTTCATGGTGGCAATGCTCACAAAAAACTTGTACTCTAACCATCCTTTTTATCCTTATACTCTTTCTTCAAAGTTTTAACTAAGACTTCTTTAACATCCTCCTCACTTTTTGATTGGAGAATATCCTCAGTCATATCAATAGTTTCATTATTTGGTAGCATCATTACAAATTTAGGCATCGTCAATCTCCTATCCAATCTGAAGGTATCTCTTTATCTGCGAATAAAAACCCATGACGGTTACACCAATCTGCGTATAAAGTATCACTCCCTTTGTATAACTTCTTACGAGAGTTACTAAATACGAATCGTATGTCTAAGTCAGGGTGTTGTTCCTTGACTAGTATATGTTTCTTCCTATCGGCACTGCTGAATAAACCTTTAGCTTCTATTATAATTCCATTAGGAAGGATGAAGTCAGGAGTATATTTGTGTGGAGTAGCTGGCTTAGTATAACTAATCTTCAGTGTCTCGTACTTAAACTTAACACCACTTAGATTAAGCTCTTCAGCTATACGTTTCTCCAAACCACTACGGTACTTACCCCATGACTTCATCCTTTTGTATTTCATTAACCGATATCCTTCCCATTAATTTTAAATGATACATCGGATGAGTAGCCAGCACTATTCAAGAAGCTCTTGAACATTTTAATTGGCCCATTTAAATCAGTAAGACAAGCTCCGCCGGGCCATGCTTGAGAAAATTCAACCTCCGAATTACCAGCCTTATACTTAAAGGTGAATGCTTCATTCCATTCAGCCCCAAGTTCTTCATTTATTTCATCCGTCATTAGTTACCTCCTTTACATCAGGGATACGTTCAATAGCAGTGAGCCACCGTGGCCCGTTGGAGTATAGGAACTTACGCAAACCATCCCCATTGTTAGCGTCAGCCCAGCAAGTTTCTTTAAAGGTACAGTAAGAACAATTTACAGGCAACTTCATGTTACCACTCTTACCGTCAGGTACTGCATCAAAGCAGCGTGTTGGTGGTGTATCTTGTTTCACAATCTCCTTTAATAGTTTAATACGTTTAGGCACATCAAGTATATCCATTTCTATTACTGGCATGTATGTTAGTTTACCTAACTGTTTATCCATAGCCACGAAGCCAGCCTCTTGTTCACCTTCTGCAGTTGCATAGCCACTGATCTGCGCGAAGTACCCGAAGGGATCATCGTCTGCCAGAGTCCCCTCATTAAACTTCTTAAACGCAAAAGAAGACGCACTCTTAATATCAACAGTGACACCATCAATCTTGCAGTCCATATGTCCAGTAATACCGTCAACTTTTACCTCCTTCTGTTCATCAGTCACCTTATGTCCAGCTTCTTTAGCTAGGTAAATAATTAATGCTTCAATAATATCTCCGAATAAGAATTTAATACGGACATGAGCATCTAACTTTTCCTTTGGTGAGCCATTAGCCTCATGCCATAGCTGACATACAGGCTTACCAATGTTAGACATACGTAGAGTATTACGATCTTCTCTGTATTTAGGTGAGAATTGCCTGACTACTGAATGAGCTACAATTTCAACTAAGTCTTCTACGGCTTCGATAGTAGGTTCAAAGCCATCATCTATTACTTGGTAGATATCTTCTACTAATGTTTCTATGTTCTTCATTGTTCTTCTCCTGATGATAGAGCCAGCCTACCACCTCTTCACTGGCACCCAAGGCTAATTATATCTAATGGATTCCGCATACCCTAACGAAAACCTTGGCCCTAACATTTAGTTAAGCTGCTTCGTACTCTTCATTCAACTCATCATCAAGATCAGTATCGGTATCGTCGTCACCAAAATCCAAATCATCATCGTCATCATCCTCATACTTAACAAGGTCAGTAACTTGTATCTTATTCACACCAATACCTACTCCCTTCTTACCTTGAAACTTCCAATCATAAGTAACGAACTTAATCTTAGCTTTAGTACCGTTACCAATAACTTCAGGATCAACTTCCTCTACTCCAGATTTAAAAATAACCTTGATAGGGAATTTAGATTTACCAGTTACGAACTGACCACGATCACCATAGTCCTTGTTCTTATGTGGATCGGTACGTACTGTAACTCCCATTGATTCAAGAGTTTTGATAGCCGCTTTATCAAGGTTAGCCATGTCTACTTGATACTTACCGGACATCTCGTTCTTAGTAGTAAGGTTGGCCCAGTAAAGAGTAGCTTCAATAATTGCTGATTGCTTAGCCATGTTAATTCTCCTATTGGCTGGTTGATTAATCTACTTTGTACTAATATTATGACACATACAACTACGCTTGTCAAATTAATGTGTCTGCGCCCAGTTTTCACCGGTTCTATACTCTGCATCCATTGGGACATTAAGCTTAAAGTGTTGCCCCGCTGTGATGATTGATTGTTTAACAAGTTCTCCTACTTCATCGGCATGTTCCTTTCGTACTTCAATTTGAAACTCATCATGTACTACAGCTACTTGTCTTGCATCAAGCTTACGCTTGCGTATCCACTCATGCCATAGCAACATAGCGTACTTCATTACACAAGACTCTCCTCCCTGTAAGTAGCAGGAGAGTGCGAAGTGTTCTGACTTGATGGGGATGTACCTTCCGTCGAGGCCAACCAATCTTCCAAGTCTAGCTGAACTGGCGGCGTTTTGTTTAAGTCTAGCAAGTGCTGGGAGAGAAGAGAGGAAAGTCTCTTTAACTCTACGTCCATCTGCTGGAGTTCCGCCTGTAATAAGTCCGACCTTCTCATCACCAGCACCAAGTAACCATGCATAGATGAAAGTCTTTGCTGTGTCTCTAGCTGTCCACTGTCCTTTGTCATCGTTCCATTCTCCTTTATCAATTCCCATAGCTTCTAAGTTCTTAGTATGTATATCACCATTGACTACCTCATGTGAGTAGTCATCATCATCCATATAGTGAGCAAGGATACGCAGTTGAATACCACTAGCATCACATCCCAAGAGGGTATGAGTCTCAGGATCTCCTATAGTAAAGCAAGAGCGACACACCTCTCCATAAGCGGAGCCTATCGCTGGTATATTAGCCATGTTAGGGCTGTTATGTGACATGCGGTGGGTAACGGCACCAATTGAAAAGACAGTACCGTGAACCCTATCATCTGTACCAAGTGCATCGAACCAGCCTTCTACTTCTTTAGCTCTTGCTGATACAACAGCGTACTTACCTAAGAGTTTAAGTTCCTCTGGTGCATCATCATTAATTGTTTCTAAATTCTCCTCGCATAGCTGCCATGTATACCGAGCTTTATCATTAAACTCTTCTTGAGTTATCGTCTTGTCTCTTTGTTTATCAAGTAGTTTACGATAACCTTTTGTACGAATAACAGGTGACCAGTATGGTGATAGCCTCTTCACCTTCTGTTTAGGTGAGTTAAGGTTGAACTCTTCCCACTTCAGCCTAGTGAAGGGGCCAGCTACATTCGTATAGTCAGTGGTACCCATAAATTTAAGATTAACCTTGGATAAGTTACCATCCTTAGTATACCTTGGTTCAATCACCTGTAGTGGTACTGGTAATGGAGGAGCTACAGCCAGTATAGTCTCCTCTAATTGTGTAGCCTTGCTCTTGAGATGGGCGAGTAACTTATGAGCCTTCGGTACATCAAGTGCGAACCCGAACTCACACTGGCTGTCTACGATGTACTGACTACGATGTTCTATCGTTACGGCTTCGATGTCGTTTGCCTCGCCCCCGAACTTTAGTGCTACAGCTACCTTGTATGTTAACTCTACATCATTAATACAATACTCTAACATTTTATCATTGTATTCACTGAAGTCTTTGAAGGGTAGCTTGGGGTAGTTCAGTATCTTACCCCAATTCTCAAGTGAATGACCACCCTTAAGGGTGATATCATATAGTCTGGATAGTAGCAGAGTATCTGTCACACGACTAGGTCTGATACGTAAGCCCATGATCTTCTTAAGTACACGTAAATCATAACCAACAAAGTTGTGTCCTATCCAATGGTGTACGTTGTCCTCTGCCCAAGCTGGGAAGTCCATGATATCCTCTGGTATCCAGCTAAATATCTCACCACTATCCCAATCCTTGCATACGATACACCATATCTGTGTGGCATTACTCAGTAGTCCATCTGTTTCTATATCACAAACTACTGTGCGTTTAGGCATCATAAAACTCCTTAATCTGATCATGAAGAGTTCTCATAAATCTTTTATGTATTTTAAATAATGCTTCACCTAATACTTGTGGTATATAAGGCACTACACTATTGCCTAAACATTTAAGTCTGTCCAACCTATAGGGTACCCCATCAGATACTCGAAGTGCGTTGGTGAGACTTTCTGATCCCCAAACATCTTTACATAATTGCGGCAGCTTTTGTGTTTCTGCATAGATGGTGCCGTTATATTCGCTGCACATGTGGGGGTATGCACATAACCACCATCTTGTTCTGCGGTGAGGTGCAGTACAGTCTGATGCACTGATTTTAAGGACTGTTGTGGCATAATTTCCAATCTCCTCTATATCTTGTTGAGCTTTAACTATAGCTCCTTGAGTTACATTCTCTGCAATTACATATAACGGAGTCATTTCTTTGATAACCCGTAACATCTCAGGCCAGAAATCAACAGCTGTATGGTGTCCATGTGCTGCTGTACTGAAGGGTTGACAAGGAAATCCTCCAGTAATTACATCAGCATACACCTTATGTCCATCAAACTTAGTGATATCTGAAGAGATAGGAATATCAGGCCAATGTTTAGTTAAAACTTTTTGCTGATACTTTCCACACTCTACAAACCTAATTGTTTGGTAGTGTTTAGTACGCTCCATACCTAATGTAAATCCACCAATACCAGAAAAGAGATCAAGAACTTTTAATGGTGACCATTTCATCATCAACCTCCATCTTACTAATATATGCGTTAACATCACCGTGTTTAACTTGACCATATACTCTGAACGTACCTGTTGAAGGCCAGTACTCTACCTTAATCCCTTTAATTTCTTTATACCAATGATGAGATGTATACTTACCCCATCCTGTATCATCAGCTTCTTTAAGGCGATCACGTCTACGTTTCTGTCTATTCTTACGCATTTCTTTATAGGCTTCAGCCATGTCACTCATCATCCATCTCCTTATCAATCTCAATCAAGCGACCAGTGTGTTCATTGTAAATGACTTGGGTAGCCACACCTGTCCTTCCACAGAAGCGGTTCTTAACAACTCTAATCGTTGTGGTGTTAGCTTCGACAGGGTCTTCTGCTTGTCCATCTCGCTCAAGTCCGATAACAATGTTAGATAGTTGGCCAATCCCTGCTGTGCCTCGTATATCTGAGAGCTTTGTCTGGCCTCCCTCTTCGAGGGCTTTACCCGCCTGTCGTTTAGTGTGTGCAACCACACAAAGATGGATGTCGTACTCAACAGTAGTGAACTTAAGTTTGTGTGCGATCTCATCAAGCATCTTCCTTTCATCACCGGGTTGATCAGATACCATGAAGCTGATATGATCTAGTATGATTACCTTACAGTCACAACCCATGGCGAAGTACTTAATTTTATCACAGATATAGTCTACACTATTGTCTTGCCATGAATCGGACAAGGTATGTAGCCTACCTGTACCCCATGTCCTCTCGTTACCTTCCTTCAATTCATCTAAGGTAACATGGATATCAGGTAGATGGGTAGGTTTGTTAAGATCAAGACTAATCATACCACGTCCTGTCTCCCAACCTGTATCTTCAAGAAATAACATACCTATATTAAAGTCAGTAGTCTTGAGGGTATTGAAAGCTATCTCTCTAGCTACTGAAGTCTTACCACTACCTGACCCAGCAATGAGAGTAATCATCTCACCAGTACGCATACCATATGTCTTATAGTTTAAACCAGACCAAGGATATTGTACTGCTGCTTCTGCTCTTGGTTGTTTGATGATATCCCACATAGTCTCTGCATCAGATATGATATCGTCAGGCCGGTACTCTTCAGCCCTCCACCATAGATTAACAAACACTGAATCTTCATGGTTCTCAAGGTACTCACCAACATCATTACGCTTTAGCTTTACGATCTTAGCTTTCTTAGGGAACAAAGAGGCAACAGCTGTAGCTGCTTTCTTGCCAGCATCATCATTATCAAAGGTGATGATGATGTTCTCGTATGTATCAAGCCATTCAAACTCACGCTTGCATAATTTGTATGCATCACTTGAAGACTTCACACCTACAACAGGCCACTTACTGCCCATCATCTGATACGCAGCCATCGTATCTATCTCACCTTCACAAACAGTGATGTACTTACCACCCTTGGTGAACTCTGACTGCCCAAAGAGAGTAGCTTTACGAATAGGACCATGAGTCCTGAAGTCCTTAGTGTCTACAACACGCTGCTTGTACGCTATGATATCACCATCCCTACTTGCATAAGGATAGTAATGATCTGTTACAATACCACGGTCAACATCAAGCCTGACCTTATATGTTTTAACTGTGTCAATGGTAATGTTCCTATCTTTAATAGGTCCAACCTTGTCACCCATAAGATCATGATCAATGTTCTTACTTGTAGGTATGGGTACCACATTGTTCTCCTCTATATCTATTGGTACCTTGCTCTGATGGGTATGTGTCTCACATGAAAAGCAAAACATATGACCATCATCGAATAAGGTATTGGCATCACTGCTCCCACAAGAGGAACAGTCATGCCTTGATACCATGTTACTACCATTGTGTTCAGATGGGCGTATCTGATACATCTTCACTCCAATCATCTAGCTGTGGCAGTTCATCTAATAGTTCCTTAATATATCCTGAATCAGACTCAAGAGATAAGGAGTTATCATATGAAGATTGAGTACACTCTGAACAAGGCATCCATCTCTTGTTCTTATCTTGTCGTATCTCAGAGGATTCTAAGATACGATTACATATATAACAACGGCTCATTACCAACTCCCATCAGAATCACTCTTTACTGCATCATGAAACCCTGCTTCCCAATCAGCGTGATCAGTAGGGTTTGAGTCCTTATCAAAAGGATTGTCATCATCACCAAGGTGATAACTATCCCAACCATTATCATATGGACCTTTCCATCCTCCATCAGATACACTGGACTCAGACAAAGTATCCTTAGTATCATGCATATGCTCAGCAACAACAGTATACTTACAGCACCGGCCCTTGCTATTGTTGTAGTCAACAGGGATGCTAACCACATCAGCAGGGTTGATCTTCACTACCATTGTGTGACCACTGGTACCCCAGAATCCTTTGAGGTATTCAATAGAACAGAAGTGTAAGCCAGAGCTACACGTCTGATTAGGATCATCCATAACTTCATTACGTGCCATCTCACATACTGCACCTACTGAATTATCAAAGGTGTTGCTATGCTTATCCTTGTAGTCTTCATTGACATTCTTGTAAGCTAAGAAGTACCCATCTGGTGTGATGGGTAGGCTGTTGCTCTCAAGAAAACGATACAGTTCTTTGATAGCCCTTCCACTTGGGTTAACCATCAAGTTCTCAAGGAACTTCACCATTGGTGACACATCGAATCCATCCTGAATCATACGAGAGATCCGTTGAGTCAACGAATTGTGTAGTTCAGTTCCATTCCAGAACACAACACCACCTTGAACATAGACTTGTCCTTCACCAAAGTCATTGATTGACTTTGCTGCATCAGCTAAACGCATAGCTTCTGTGTAATCACCCAACTTAATAGCCATCACAGCCGCAGTGTACGACACATGAGACGAAGGGATAGTAAGGATACCTTCATCGGTAGTGATGGTGATAGCCGAGCTAGTTACGAGGTGGCCGAGGTAAGTTTGACTAGACATTACAATTCTCCTTTAGGTTAATGTAGTCTTCAACAATGTAAGCATGTTCATTCTTAGGATCGTATGGTAGGTTAACATGCTTTAGTAATGGGTAACGTTTAAAGAACTTTTTACTTAGAGCTTCAGACTTAAGAACTAAGTCATCTCCATAATCATTACCCTTCTCTCTTATACCCATCCCATTTAATTGGAGACAAGCATTGTAGATATCATAGATACTTTTAGCATTAAGGTTCTTATTAAAAGTTAAGGCTCGTTGTTTACATAGACTATAGTAACTCTTATCTATAGCTATGTCAAGTGAAAAGATTTCTTTATGATCGCCAATGAACTCAGACATTGACTTTACATAGTTCATCTTAGAGATAGTTAAGGGTGTTAACATATCCTTTTTTAATTCAAACAATTGATTGATAGCCTCATCAATATGTATGAAGTTCGGGTGGTCCTTAAGTTTATTTTTGTGTGACCCGGGACATCCATAGATAGGTGTTGATACGGGTACTATATCGTACTTCTTTAAACTTTGTATAACCTTATCCAACTGACTATCATGCCCATCATAGATGTACTTCGAATCCTGAAGTGTTCTCTTACGTACATTGATCCATACTCCAGTGGAATTGTCAAGATCAATCTCACCTTGTTTATCGGACCACCATGGAGTGTTCCACATACGATGTTTACTTTCTATAAACTCAAGAGCTTTAGCTGTCTTTCGTTGGACACCAGATGTTGTGTTGCGTTGCACCTTATAGTCAGGGACTACATCACCAAAATCTTGGGTAACTTTCCAACCATAGGTTGTATACACCCAGCGTCTAACTTTTGCTTTAGTATTATCTTTGTAGTAGAATAAGATAGCTTGATCATTAGGGTGGTGTTCATGCATGTACCTAAGTAAACGTGACGGTACTTTCTTAGTACTCTCATGTATTATGAACACTTGATAGTTCTTATCGTATACCGTTATAGGTAGGTCACCATTTACATTTCCAGATATTGTATAATCCTGTAAACTCAAGGACTTATACCTCCATCTATACTGTGGTACCACCACTAGCTTAGGACATGGACTCTTACAGTATACAATTCTATTAATGGCAACCCCTTTATACGTAACATCTGCCAATTTTTTTGTCAATCCTTGTATTAAACTAGCACTCTCTTTAAACATTTTTATAGCTTGGTAGATGTTAGGTTGTTTCTCGATATCTTTTTGGAACCCATCAATAACCTCATCAATAACCTTGTCCGCCTTCTTACGAATTACCTCAATGGTTGTATCAACATATAGTATTGACTCCCTTGACATAGGTAGTTTGACACTGCCTATAGGTACATGGATATCAACACCATGATCAAGAAGGTAAGAGTACTTATCCAATCTATCCTCACGTACTTGATCCGAATCAACAGGGTACCACCTACGTCCCATAATAATACGGGATTGTCCTCTGTATCCTTCACGTTTAATCAAGCCCCAACCCTCACCAGTTTGAGTGTAATTATTTTCAGGCCACTCAACTTCTAAGTTAGTCTCAGGTCTAGGATCATTGAAGTACTGAAGAGATTCTTTAACGTACTTCTTAACGTCATCGAACGTACCTTCAGGTACAGGGATACGTACCTCAGTACCGTTACGTTCAGTAGTACTGCGCTCATACAGCTGGACTATTGAAGGGATGTTGTACTCATCCTTGTAACATGTGATAGCACACTCAGTACCCTCATACCTACTGATCACGGTGTACTCTTCACCAATAGCTAGCCCTACTTTCATACCAAGACCGAAGCCACCTTCAGTCTCGTTGTCTTCATCTTTAGTAGAGGCACCAAGATTGTTGTACTTAATTAGATTGTCCCTACCTATACCAATACCAGTATCAGTGACACTATAGTATGGCTCCAACATAGTAGGTAGGTGGATGTAAATAGGTATGTGCCCACGGTCAGCCATGTCCATTGCTTCGACAGCATTGGTCACTAACTCAACGACACCGGCCTTCCAAGGCACAGTGTACAAGGACACAAGGGTATTGAGTATGATCTTCTCCGGCTTATCAATACCCATTGCTACCTTGGCCATGAGGTTAGCACTATCTACCTCATTGATTTGATCACCATGTACTTTCATTTCCCAAGCAACTCCTTCAATGTTTCACCAGCTTCATGCACATAGATATCATAATCGGATGAACCTATGTGAGCTTGTGTCTGATACAGTGCATAGTCTACCGAATCTTTAAGAAAAGAATCCACCTCATTCTCAAGGTACTGGTAGATTAACTCATCTATTTCTGTGTATAAGTCTTCTTGATATGGGTTTGACATTAGTAAGTCTCCTTTACAATACGGACTCGTGTTTGAGGACAATCACTCACGATCTCACGAGTGATAGCATCATTAGGAATGAGACTAATAGGGTACCCTGCTTCGAAGGTAAAGGTAGGTTGAACACTGGACTCACGATAGATGCTACATAACCTAGCCCAGTTATTTCTTTGAGGCTTACTATGACCAGCCTCCCATAAGCATAACGTATTGTGACCAACAGCTAATAAAGAACACGCTTGATTAATTGTCAGGCCTAGACTTACCCGTATAGCTTTAAGGTTGTTACCTTTAGGTGTTTCTTTCCATGACCAACCGGATCTGCGGCCACTCTTCAAAGTTTTTAATGCTGTTACGTTTGACATAGTAGTCTCTCCTTTACATTGATTGAGTCAAGACACACATGATCCTGACTTTCTTATTGGTATAGCCTATAAAGAATGCTCTTTCTTGATAGACTTGCCTCGCTATCATACAGTTACTACGTGCTACTTCTGTATGATAGTCTTCGAAATGTGCAAGGATTTCTACTGGTCCTTGCAACCATAATACCATCAAAGCGTAGTACATCAGTCACTCCTTTTAACATACCGAAGAGTAGCCTTTATCTTTTCTTGAGAGAGAAGCTCCATTATTTCTCTTGCTTCCTCTTCTCCATCAAAGCGAAATGTATCACTGATCTCTGACTTTATTATCCACATCAGTCATCTCCATTGTGAGGTAGTGTATCGACATAGGCTGCTGCAATACAGCCTATGCTACACGGGATAAGGGATAACATGCAAGCAAAATACATTTCACCTACACTTTTACCTACGAACACTAACATTGTCACCATGACAATGAACATGAGTACCAAGAGATACCCACATATTAATAGGATTATTTTATCCATCAGTCATCTCCTTCCATGAATGCTTGGGCTTGTTCTTCATTCATGCCCAAGCGTATAAGGTCAGACTTACATTGACTCTCATCAATGCGATTATACAAGAATTTCTCGAGGGTTTTAAATATCATAGCTTCCCAGAACAATCTGGTGCTGATTATCTCTGCGGGCATCAGTCTTCTCCCATTACTTCGAAAGCTTCTTTGATCATATCGTCACACCAATTGTAGACCTCACAATCATCATCATCAAGGTCTAGATTTAGAATTGAGAAGACCTCTTGGTCTGGGAACGCATGCTTAGCATAGCACAGAACCTCCTCTACACTCTTACTATATCTGTTATAGCTCCAGCCACTATCTAAAATGATTTCGTAAAGTTGCATCAGTTTACACTCCATCTCTGCTTGGTTAACTTGGGAAGTTTAGGTATGAACGTTGGCCGTGGGATCGACAACGCCGATCTACCTACGACACTGCGCCAATGTATTGACGTGAACATTGACACTGCCTCCTCAAACGAGGCAACTACGCAAGAGCTACCATGATCACGGCCATGATCTTTCAATGACCAGACTTGGTATCGTCCCGGTGATAGCTGATCTATCCTGCCGACATGTTCACAATCAAACGTTACATCGTGAACGTATCGGCCTCGTTTGCGTAGCTTGACTTGCATCATTCCTCCGTTTACCACTGGTAAGTGGCCTCGAGTTTCAGAAACGCAGACAAGCGAAAGCACCCTGCAACTAGGCAGGATGCCTCCGCGTTTTGCTGCGGTGCGGTAGGACTTAGTCTTGGCTAGGCACCGGCGTTATGGCCTTGTTGGTCACCATTCCCTCAATGTATGCCAGCCATTCAGTGATATCGGTGCCAGCCTTGGCGGCGTCTCTGGATACCTTGGCCAGTGTCTTGAGCTTGTCATCGGTCTCAATTTCAAGCGTTGATTTCACCCGGGCAATGGCCTTTTTCATCTCCGCCCAAGTCGCCCAAGGCATTGAGGTATCAACGCCATATGCTTTTTTGCTCTGTGATTTGTAAGTGGCGATGCGTCCCTCTGCTTTGTCACCCTCAACGTCCACCATCTTATCGCTAGCGGCGTCGTAGATGCGATAGGCGAGGCCAAGCTCATCGTAGACTTGGTTCCAAAAGGCGTGAACGTTGGTGCCGTCATCTTGGGCGTGCTTGATGCAAATCAGAACGTCATCGGTGAAGCAGGTCACGTCAGCTTTGACGGCATCTAACTGGCCAGCAAGTTCATCAATGGTGTTGATGGCATCAATTGCCGATTTGATGTAAGCGTTTGTCATTTTGTCTTTTCTCCGTTTACCACTGGTAAGTGGTGTTGTTGCGGTGCAACATTATGTTGCGGTGCAATATGGTCATAGGTGTACATAACAAGAGCATCGCAATTAGTGTGCCAATTATGGTTTATTCAATGATATCAATGACTTACATTGAGAATGATTATCATTAGCAAGAGAACAAATGTAGGGTATAATTAATTCTGCACAGTTTTAAGGCATATTTTTAGGTGCGGTGCAATAAGTCTAGGTTTTCTGCGGGTTTCAGAGCCTATATTTTGGGCATTATTTGCACAATATTTGACCAGATGCAAAGGCCATAAATAGGCCATAACTGGCATGATTATTGCATGGATACCTAATCGAGAATGATAATCATTATCAATAGGTTATGCTAATGAGAAGCATTCGCATCTGTGTCTGCAATTGATAATCACTCGCAACTAATTGAGAATGATAGTCATTCGCAGCTGGGTTTGCAATTGAGACGCATTCGCAATTGGGTTTGCAAATGAGAATCATTCGCAGCTAGGGTGACAATGAGAATCATTCGCAGGCAATCGAGAATGAGAATCATTCGCAACTAGGGTGGAG